GGTTTCCGTTTTAGTCATCTTATGGCTGTTGCTCCCAATGCTTCTTCTTCCATTATCATGGGCAATACTTCTCCTAGCGTTGAACCTAATCGTGCCAATGCTTATCGCCAAGATACTTTATCAGGTTCTCACCTAAACAAAAATCGTTGGTTAGATAAAGTCATTATGAAATATCTGGATCCAGAAGGTGGATCCGTTTTAACACCAAAAGGCGAACAAGAATATGCAGATATTTGGTCTAGCATTATCGCCAACGATGGTTCTGTTCAACACCTGATTTGGATGGATGAAAACACCAAAGCTGTGTTTAAAACATCAATGGAAATTGATCAGCGTTGGGTAATTGATTTGGCCGCAGACAGACAAGAATACATTGACCAAGCACAATCGCTGAACTTGTTTTTCAGACCAGATTCGAATATTAAATATATACATGCAATTCATTTTATGGCATGGAAAAAAGGATTAAAAACCCTATATTATTGCCGTAGTGAGAAATTAGCTAAAGCTGATAAAGTATCTAAGAGAGTTGAAAGAGAAATTATTAAAGAATTAGATATGACACAAATTGCTCAGGGAAATGACTGTATAGCTTGCGAAGGATAAAGATGTTTAAAGAAATTATAGAAACGTTAAGACAACAAAGATGGGACGACCATCGTTATTATCATCACAGTAGAATCAATCAATTTCTACATTTAATTAGTGCAACATCATTTTTGGTTGCATATGTTTATTTGTTTATTGATCCTATTGTAAGTGCTTATATTGCTTGGTTAATTTCAATGACATCACGGCAAATTGGCCATTTTGTTTTTGAACCCAAAAGTTATGATGAATATAATAAAGTTACACAAGAATACAAAGAAGAAATTAAAATAGGTTACAATTTAAATCGTAAACGGGTTTTGATGAGTCTGTTTGTTTTGATACCTATTCTTGCATATTTTGATTTTGCATTTATGAATTACATGGTTCCGGATCAAAACACAGAAACATTTTTAAATCGACTTGGTATTGGTTGGTTTTGGTTGGGCATTTCTGCTATCTTATTCAGAATGATTCAACTAACGATATTTCAAAGTTTTAAAGTTGCATTTGTTTGGTGTTTGAAAATTGTTACGGATCCAATACATGATCTATGGATTTATAGAAAATCACCATACTACTTGATGCGTGGTGAGTTAATAGATAAAGATTTAAAACAAGATTACGAATTAGAAATAGGAATTAAAAAATGAAACAGTTACTAAAATTTTCAGCAACATGGTGTGGTCCTTGTAAATCATTGGCCAACAATTTTAAACATGTCAATCTTGGTGATGTTGAACTAATCAATATTGATATTGAAGAAGAAAGTGCAAAGACGATTAGTTATGGTGTTCGTGGAGTACCGACATTGATTTTATTGGAAGATGGTGTCGAAATCAAACGTAAAAACGGCGTACTTATGGCCGACCAAATCGAGGAATTCATTAAATGATCAGCAAAAAAAAATTAATTTTAACTGATGAACGTACATACTTTAAACCTTTCAACTATCCATGGGCCTACGATGCTTGGCTGAAACATGAACAATCACATTGGCTTCACACGGAAGTTCCAATGGCTGAAGATGTTAAAGATTGGAAAAAGAAGTTAACAAACGAAGAAAAACAATTTCTAACACACATCTTTCGTTTCTTTACACAGGGTGATATTGACGTTGCTGGTGGTTACGTCAATAATTACTTGCCTTATTTTCCTCAACCAGAAATACGGATGATGTTGGCTGGTTTTGCTGCTCGTGAAGCTTTACATATTGCTGCTTATTCACATTTGATTGAAACACTTGGTTTACCTGAAACAACATACAACGAATTCATGGAGTATGCTGAAATGAAGGAGAAGCATGATTATGTTATGGACATTGCCAGTAAAAATACGACAAAAGAAAACACCGCAGCACACATTGCTGTGTTCTCAGCCTTTACCGAAGGTATGCAGTTATTCTCATCATTCATTATGTTATTGAATTTTCCTCGTACAGGAAAGATGAAAGGTATGGGCCAGATTGTGACATGGTCAATTGTTGATGAGACAATGCACGCTGAGTCGATGATTAAGTTATTCAGAACCTACATAGAAGAAAATAAAGAAATTTGGAATGACGAATTGAAAAGTAGAATATACACAATAGCTGAAAAAATGGTTCAGCTTGAAGATAAATTTATTGATCTAGCATTCGGTATGGGTGAAATGGAAGGTTTGAGTTCGGCTGACGTTAAGCAATACATTCGTTATATTGCTGACCGCCGACTCATTAGCCTTGGACTAAAAGGTATTAACAAAGTAAAACGCAATCCATTGCCATGGGTTGAAGAAATGATTAACGCACCAACACACACTAATTTCTTTGAGAATAGAGCAACCGACTATGCAAAAGGTGCTTTATCCGGAAATTGGGGAGATGTTTGGGCCAACTAAAAAGAAAGAAAAAAATGACAAACAAATCTATGACTGGAGACTGTTCTAGCTGTGAATCAACCTACAGCATAGAATTTACGGAAGAACTTGTATCAGAAGAATTTCCGGAATATTGTCCATTTTGTGGTGAGACCATCGATGAATTATCAGAAGAATATGCAGAAGAAGATGATGATCCAGAAGATGAAAACCGATGGGATTAAACTGGACATATAACGATAAAGAATTTACGGAAGACTTGATTGGTGATAATTTAGGATTTGTATATGAAATAACAAATCTTGAAAATAATAGAAAATACATTGGTAAAAAACTATTTCATTCATCCAAAACCAAACAAGTAAAAGGTAAAAAAAAACGTATTAAAGTTCCAAGTGATTGGCAAACTTATTACGGAAGTAGTGCCGATCTTGCTAAAGATGTGTTATCATTAGGACAAGAAAAGTTCCAAAGAAAAATAATACACCTTTGTAAATCTAGAGGTGAGTGTAGTTATCTCGAAGCCAAAGAACAATTTTTAAATTGTGTTATGGAAAGAGAAGATTACTACAATACGTGGATTATGGTTAGAGTTAGAAAATCGCATATTAAGGATTATAATGCTAGACTTCTTAGTGAAACTAAAGAATGATAATCAGGATTTTGATTTCCTGAGTTTCACTTCAAATGATAATGGTGAGTCATTATCTATTACAGGTGAAAAATATAAAGATCCAGGAACACCAGTCGGAGGCAGCGCTATTGGTCCACAGTATCATATAGTCTTGTACAAGGATCATCCAACAGATAAGAAAAGATTCTGTGATGTGGAATGTTTTAATGGTATACTTGCTGATCCTTGGGAATATATTTCCGGACTAATTCCTGTAGGTTTCTATGGCGTAATCGCAAGAACAACTACCACTTCCGAACCAATCATAGGCAGGCTGGTTGACACAATCAAAAAAGTGTGTTAGAATTGAGTCTTTAGAAACTATTGAAAGTTTGTTATGATTCTGGTAGATTTAAATCAGGTACTATTGTCTGGCCTGATGGCACAGATTTCGAATCAAAAAGGTGTGAAGCTTGAAGAAAGCTTAGTTCGCCATATGATTCTAAACATTATCCGGATGCACGTTAGAAATTTCCGCAAGGACTATGGTGATATAGTTCTTTGTTGTGACAACAGAAAATACTGGCGCAAAGAATTTTTTCCTTTCTATAAAGCAAGCCGAAAGAAGAACCGCGAAAAATCCGACCTAGACTGGCATATGATTTTTGATATGTTGGCAAAATTCAAGTTGGAACTGAAAGAAAATTTTCCCTACAAGGTTATCGATGTTGAAGGTGCAGAAGCTGATGATATCATTGGCACATTAGTACCAATCTATGCACCACACGAAAAGATTTTAATTCTTTCTAGTGATGGTGACTTCCTACAACTACAGATGTATGGTGAAAATGTTAAACAATACAATCCATCACAGAAGAAGTACATCAAGTCTATCGAGCCTCTTTTAGAATTAAAAGAGAAGATTATTCGTGGTGATAAAGGTGATGGCATACCAAACATTTTTTCGCCGTCAGATTGTTTTGTGCGTGAGCTTAGACAAAAACCAATCACACAAAAAATAATTGAAAAATACCTAAATGAGTCAACCGACAAATGGGGTGACGAATCAGCAATCACAGGATTCTCACGAAACGAAACCTTAATTGATCTAAGGATGATTCCATCTGAAATTAAACAGAAAATTATAAATAACTATAATGAAGTTAAACCTGCATCTAAACAACGGATGTTAAATTACTTTATCGAAAACAAACTAAAAAACCTAATGGAAGTGATTGAGGAATTCTAATGAAAAATATCTATGAAGTGTTTGATGAATTTGAAGAAGCAAAAAATAAAAAAGAAAGATTGACGGTAATTGAAAAGAACCTGTCAAAAACTTTAGTTGAAGTACTACAATACACATTTCATCCAGATTACAAATGGAAAATAAATGAAATGCCGGAAAACTATAAGATTCCTATGGACGTAGCTCCTGGGTTATCACGTTGCCAACTATCCACAGAAATTAGGAAACTATATTTGTTTCAAAGTGGAAACGAAGTTGCAGAATCTTTATCTCCCAAGAAACAAAATGAGTTATTAATTCAGCTATTGGAATCAATTGAACCTAGAGAAGCTGAAGTGATTATTGGTATCTTCAAAAAAGACCAAAGTGTTAAAGGTCTGGATTATAAATTTGTCAAAGAGGCCTTTCCCAATCTTTTACCTTAATGGATAATAAAGATAAATTAATAGTAACAAGTGGTGAATTTGATCCTTTAACATATGATGAATTACGTTATCTACAAAGATGCCGTGAGAAAGGCAATTGGTTAATTGTGGGCATACATTCAAATTGGTGGATGACCTATGCCCGTGGTGGATTCACTCAAAACTATTTTGAACGTAGTCAAATAGTCAGTAATTTAAAATGTGTCGATGAAGTATTCCAATTCAATGATTCTGATGGAACGGTCTGTCAGTTACTCAAATTAGTAAAATTCTGTTATCCGAATGCTGATATAACTTATATATCGCAAGACGATATGTTCAACATGCCCGAAACAAAAATACGTGGCATCAATTTCGAAACCATGAAGTAGGAGAAAAGAAAGTGACGAAGTTTGTCGGTAAATTCCGTAAACAAAAAGATTACAACGATGATTACGAATTTAGTAGGAATGCGTTGAATAACCGTAAACGCAAAGGTGAGCACGCCGAAGTTAAAAAACTATTAAAAACGTATGAAGAAGAAGAATACATGTATGGATCTTCATACGACATAAAATCCAAAAAAAGAAGCCATTAGCGCAAAAAAATGACGCACCAGGATCAACGGTGGTGCGTTTTTTTCAACTGGTCAATAGGCCGATATGGTACGAATTTGTTGTTTTTTAGCAACAAATACCAAAATCTGCTTGACAAAGCCCAAAATGTGTGTCATAATGATATCTCTTAACTGGAGAATCAAAATATGATTGTTTATGGACACATTCAAAAATCCAAAAAACGTAAAGTTCCAAAAGCTGTTAAAAAACAGCATGATGAGTGGTTGGCTTCTGTTATGAACATGTCTACCAACTTTTCAAAAACTAAGCCTAAAGCAAATTCTAAAGTAATTCCTTCACCTAGTACGTTTGTACGCCGTGAAACGCCTCATTATCCGTCTTTGGATACAGGATATACAGGAACACTAACGAAAGTTGGAATTATGAAGGATTATCACAAAATGTCAAAGGAAGAAAGAGCGAAAATTGATGAAATTAACGCTTGTGTAGCGCCTTTACATAAAAGTAATTATGTTTATGTTTCTCCTGGTATGAATCCTGCCGGTTTTGGCAGAAAAAATGAAATTCTTTGAAAGGAATATTTAAAAATGTACGCTCCGCACGAAGAAACGCAAATTCTACGTGGTATTGATGAAATTATGTTCAATTTACGTCATGTTCCAGTTGATGATGTTGCTCATTTTCTAGTAAAATTTAACCCCGAGCTTGCCAGTGAGTTGGCAAATTCAATTTCTTTTCATTTTTTCGATAAAACAGAAGGTCAAACACATGAATAATCAACAAACTAACACAAAAGTAGAAAAATACAATCTTTGGTTGAATGCCAAATCTGACGATAGTGAAATTCCTGATTGGAAACGCCTAGATATCGTTATGAGACAATGGGCAGTCATGTCACAATTTGAAAGTGATCAGTCCGAATACTCAAAAATGAAAGAAATGTACCAATGACAGAACAAATTTTCTATTCAAAAATAGAAGATGCTGATGACGGAAGCGGAGACGGCATTTTAACGATACCTCCAGAAATTTTAGAAATTTATGGATGGAAAGAAGGCACAAAACTGGATATTTCCGTTATAGAAAATGGCAGCATTTTAATTAAAGAAGTTCTGGATGTTGTAGAAAAACAACAGCCTTAAAAAAACACTTGACCTTGATCTGGAACTATGAGATAATACTTGTATTACCTCGGAGAAAACATGGAAATTATTCAATCTAAATCGCTTCTTGCAAAATTAATGGCAACCGAAAATCTGGTTGTAGAACAAAGAAAAGTAAATACAGCTTCATTTGATGTTGTAAAGCGTGTTTTGACTGTTCCGATCTTAGATAAAAATATTTCAGGTTATTTGTACGACCTGTTCATGGGTCACGAAGTTGGCCACGCCCTAGAAACTCCTGCCGAAGGCATGAAAAGGGCTTGGGAAATGAAAATCCCAATGTCAATTATGAACGTTCTAGAAGATGTTCGTATTGAGAGAAAAATCAAAAACAAATATCCTGGACTCCGACTATCGTTTGTCAAAGGTTATCGTGAATTGATTGAAAAAGATTTCTTTGGTACAAAAGATATCGACTTAAATGATCTAAATTTCCTTGACCGCATAAACCTCTATACTAAAGGTGGTGCTGCACAAGGTATTAAATTCAACGAAGAAGAAAAAGTTCTTCTTGAAAAAATCGAGTCAACAGAAACATATGATGATGTGATCGATTTGGCTAAAGAAATCATGGACTACATGAAGAAAGAAAAAGAAGAAAAAAAGAAAAACACTTCTAATGATCCAGATGAAGATTATGATGAAATCGATGATGGTGATGATGATGATTGGTCGCCACAGGATTCCGATAATGATATGTATGATGAATTAGATGAAATGGACGAAACCGAAGATGATAGCAATCATCCAGATAAGGCTAAAGAATCTAAACAGAAAGATCAGGAAAAATCCCAAAACGATGACTATGTATCACATACTGATGAATCTTATCGTAAAAACGAAACAAAATTATTTGCTAGTGATCCTGTAAATTATTATTACGGAAATATTCCAGATATGGATCTGGATAAATTGATCATTAATCATAAAACTATTTGGAAAAAATATCGTTTGTGGGTTGAAGGACAAGAACTTGACCACAAAGGCATAGATACAAAAGAATTTTTAAAAATTCGTAATGATGCAAAAAAAGTTGTTGGTTATTTGGCCAAAGAATTTGAATTACGTAAAAATGCCGAACAACTAAAACGTGCTTCAGAATCCAAAACCGGTGAGTTGAACATGAATAAAATCTATTCATATAAATTTGCTGAAGATATCTTTAAAAAGATGACGATTGTTCCTGACGGCAAATCACATGGACTGATTATGTTCCTTGATTGGTCTGGTTCCATGCACGACCATATGGGAAACACAATTAAACAATTAATCAATTTGGTTATGTTCTGTAAGAAAGTAAATATTCCTTTCGAAGTATATGCTTTTAGTTCAGACTATGACGATGTGTACCGACCAAATGAAGTTGTTGGTGACTTACAAGTTTGTCCTTTTAATTTGATGAATCTTTTTTCAAGTAAAATGAGTGCTTCAGAATTCACTTATGCTGGTTCAGCATTGGTTCGGATGTTTATATCTCGCCGAGGTTACAGGCCATTTTGGTTAAATTTGGGTGGAACTCCATTGACCGAAGCAATCATTGCCGCTTTGAAGGTTGTTCCTGCTTTTCAGAAACAATACAAATTGCAGATTGTAAACACAGTTTTCTTAACTGATGGTGATGG